TTATAATTTCGTTGCAGATTATGCAGATTAAATTCAGCGTTTACATACAATTAATTGGGATTCTTGGGCAATTAAACTAACAATTGTTATTTGACAATTTCCTAATTTAAATGTTCCTGGTTGCCCGGAGTCTTGCAATATTTCTGAAAGTATTTGTATATATTGAAAATCTAATTGAGTAAAGGTGTTTCCATCAATTGACACAACGATATCATTTTCGCTGTCAGGATCATTATATCCAATACAAAATACACGTTTAGTTAAATCAAATTTAGTATTTGATTGTTCCGTTTCAATATATGAATCAGTTAATACCTGCATACCATCATCTATATAAATTCGATCACACCATGGCTCTAATGTTTGTAATAAATTCATATTACAATGTGTAACTCGAAATGCAATATTATACTTAGGAGCATTAGATTTAGTTCCCCATTTTCTAATATAATTTTTATTAGAAGCTAGTTCGATTTGCTGAGTTCTGTTTTGATATTCTTCTGAGAATCTTGACGTCTTGCTTACAAAGTGATAACATATTGCATCTAGTGCCGTAAAACAATTCATTCCTGATAATTTCCAACGTCGTATTAAATCATCATCTTCACAAAACATTGGATTATATAAATTGTCCAAGCCTCCTAATTCTAATAACTTGATTCTAGGCATACACATAAAGAATGTAATACCTGGTTCTGTTTTATCTATATACTTAGATTGTTGTGTTGCTACATATGTGTATAAAGCCCCATTATCAAACGTCTCTAGATCTGTTCCTAGATCGTGAATAAGTTTGCCAGGACGTTCGTGACCTGCGAATATAGGTGGTTCTATTGTGGTATATGACACCACATTGTCCGGAGTTACATGTTTTTCTAAGTTTTCTATAAAATTAGGAGCTAATACAATATCATTATGAAGATATGCTACATAATCCTTTGTTGCTAATTCAGCTGCCTTATTGAATGTATCAGAGAATGTTTTTTGTTCTGCAGAATAAAAGTATTTAAGATTGTTATCTTCTAGGGTTTCTAACCATTCGTGAGTACCATCTGTTGACCCATAACTTACAAAGCATAATTCAACATCTGGATATAATTCTCGTGTTGTATTATAAAAATTCTTATTATAGTCTAAATTATTTTTTAAACCTACTAGTAGTGAAATATTATTTTTCATTTGTTTTATTTAATATATTGGTATATACTCGTATATGCTGACTTGCTACATATGTGCTATCACACAGATCTGTTATATAATCAGGCGCAATTGTTTCTATATTTAAAATATTACCAGACGTATCAATTAAATACATATATCCAGGAACTCCACAACACCAACCTTCTAACGTTGTACGACCTAATAAAATGCCGGCAGTGAAATTCATATTTTGAACTAAATTTTCAGTATCCCATCGTTTGTCAACGTATTTTATATTTGGATGATTGAAGTTGAATCGACTTTCACTCATTAAGTATAAATCCCAATCATTTTCAATACATTCATTAACTAGATGTTGAACTGCATTGAATCTAATAGGATCTAATACTTCCCCAACAAAAATTCCAGAATGTTTACTAAATTTAGTAGCATCAATTGTATTGAATCTAGATTTGTCAATTGGATTGTAAATTAAAGATACGTTGTCTGCTGGTATCTTATATTCATTAATGAGCATATCCGCAATCGGTTGTCGTATTGCAATGTAATGTGATATCCTAAGATCTAGTACCGGATCTTCTGATCTAATTTCTGAATGAATAATACTAATAATTGGAGTATGCGGAAAATTAGCCACGAGTAAATTATTTGTTTCTGGTTGACTAGCTACTATTATATCGAAATTTTCATTTGGATCTAAATTTGACGTATCTAATTGTCGCACATGCTGTAACCGTAATCTTACTTCATCCATCCAATCGATTTGTCGCAATGTGAATAATGTAACATCGTGGCCCATTGAATCTAATTCTCGTGCTAGTTCGTAATGATATAATTCACTACCACCTAATCCATTTGCATTTAAACATCCTAAAAGTATTTTCATGATTTGTATTTTAAATAGTTATTATGTATTGCTGAATTATAATCTCTGAATCCATGTTGTATATCGGAATGAGATGGTAGTTGATATGCAATTATTGGATCACACATGAACACATTATGTTCAGGCATTAGTTTGGAATAACATACATCAATTTCAACATCTAAAGTTAAATTTAAAATAGTATCATAAAATCGTTCATGTACCATATATGCATGCGTTGTATATGCACCTGTTAATTTAATTAATGTTTTACTGTAGCTTGTTGCGGGCGAGTTTAAATTTGCTCCCAAATACAACATGTCCCAAATCAGTGTGGGTAATTCATCATATACTGCATTTAAAATAGCAATACAGTTTGAAGTAAATATACAATCATCCTCCAATATTAATACAAATGGCAGTTTATTATCTTTTGCTAATTGTATACATTTAAGGTGTGATGCAAAACAAGTACCTGTATTATCTCGTATAGCTTCCACTATTGTATACGATAACTGCGGTGCCTTTGTTACTTCGTTTATAATATGATGTTTACGATCGTCTCGTTCTTTTAAGTTTATTATATAAGTAGGTATCATTAGTTTGCTTTATATATAGTTAGCCAATATTCAATCATTTCGTTTAACATATCTTCAAAAGAAAATGTAGGAGTCCATTTTAATTCTGATTTTAATTTAGAACAATCTCCCTTAAGATTATGAAGCTCTTCGGGCCGCAAATAACGATTATCCATAATTACATAATCTTCCCAATTTAAATTTAAGTAAGAGAAAACATACTCACATAAATCTCGTACGGAATGAGATATGCCTGTACTACAAACATAATCATGCGGCGTGTCAGTTTGTAGCATCATCCACATTGCATTTACATAATCTTTTGCATGTCCCCAATCGCGGGTTGCATCTAAATTTCCTAATCTAAGTTTTTCAGATAATCCTAATTTAATTTTAACAGCTTCTTTGCAAATTTTATTTGTTACAAAATTTGTACCTCTCCTGGGCGATTCGTGATTGAACAAAATACCATTAGAAATAAACATACCATATGAATGTCGATAATTACGTCCAATATTATATGCAAATACTTTAGCACACCCATATGGAGAAACCGGAGTCATTGGAGTCGTTTCTCGTTGATAACCATCCGAGTCAACGTTATTACCAAACATTTCTGATGATGATGCTTGATATATTCTAGTATCTGGTTTAATTAACCGAACTGCTTCCAATAAGTTTAAAGTCCCAATGCCAGTTGCTTGTGCTGTATATACTGGTTGATCAAATGATATACCTACGTGTGATTGTGCTGCTAAATTATATACTTCATCGGGCATAACTTTTGTGATAACTCTTACTAATGAAGCCATATCAGTTAAATCTGCATATTCCAATTGTATGCAATTGAATACTGAATCTAATCGAAATGTTTGATTTTCTGCTACTGAATTTCGCTTTAATGTGCCTGTAACTTCATATCCTTTAGATAATAATAATTCAGCTAAATACGATCCATCTTGGCCGTTAATTCCTGTTATTAATGCTTTTTTAATCATTATTAATTATTTGTATTATTCGATCTAAATCGATGTTAGTTAAATTTTGGTGATTTGGAATATAAAATCCGTATTGGTCTATTAGTTCACAATTTTTTAGTTTTGGTTTTGGGAATTGTTCATACCAAAATGGTTTATTAGCTAAGTTTCCTGCTATTAATGGACGACATTCGATATTATGTTTAGCTAATGTATTTACGATTGTATCTCTATTTTTACATACAATCGGCATTGCAAAATTTGATATAAAATTTCTAGTAGATACATGTATATCTAAATCGGTATTTTTAATGTTAGATACATAATAATTAAAGTTTGCATTACGTGTAATAGAATAGTTATCTAGTTTATCAATCGACCTAATACCTATATGAGCTTGTAAATCTGTCGACCTAAGATTCATTCCAGGTAAGTAAAAATTATATAAATTATCAAAATGAGTTAAATTATATTTTTCTTTGAATTCAGTTTGTTTATGTTCTGGCAAATCTCTTGCCCAACCATGACTACGCATCATCACTAAAGCATAATATAAATCTTCATCATCGGTATTAATAAATCCACCTTCAATTGTACTTAAATGATGGCCGAAATACATTGAAAAAAATGAAGCTAACCCAAAGGTACCTAAATATTTATCATCAAACTTAGAACCCATACTTTCACATACATCTTCTAATAAAATAACATCATATTTATTGCATAATTGTATAATTTGATCCATTTGTGGAACTAAACCTAAAACAGAAACTAATATTAATGCTGCAGGTGATTCATTATTAAATAATGTCTCTAGATGTTCTAAATCACACGATAAATCAGTTAAGTTACAATCACATAGTATTGGGTCATATCCTAATAATATTGGCGATGATACATCTGTAGCCCAACTTAATGCAGGAATAACAATTTTATTATTTTTTAAGCTAGATGCATGTTTCAATGCTGCTAATGTTAATAGTATTGCCGATGAACCTGAATTAACAAATACTGAATATTTTGTTCCTAATTTACTAGCCCATTTTTTTTCTAATTCAGCTGTAAGTTCTCCTTTTGTTAATCTAGGTATCGGATCTTGTTTTAGCCATTCAATTAAACTATCAATATCTGCGCGGTCGATTGTATCACTTACTAGTTGTATATTTGTATTATCCATAGTAATTCTTTTTATTAATATAATTAAATTATTTGATTAATCCAAATTAACCTCTATTCAATTATCGCCCAGCTTTCCCAAATCCAATCATAATTCCATGTTAGTGTATGTGTTTTAGATAGGTGTTTATGAATATTTGCTCTACGTATGTCACACTCTGGTATAAATCTGTGAAACTGCACTTGCAAGTTTTTTATAGTCGTCAGTTGCTTTTGATCAATTAATCGCTCTATTACATCATATTCAGCGCCTTCTATATTTAACTTAAGTAAATCGACTAACTGTATTTTATTTGACTGTAAATATTTAGAAACATCAATACACTGAATTGTTTCGGAATCACCAGTACCATACAACGAAGATCCATCATTATCTAGATAAATTATATCATCTCTAGTTGAATTTGATAATCCTAGTTGATTAACGATAATTTTTGGATTTGAACTAAATTTAGATTCCAATGCATCAAACATTGATTTTATTGGCTCAAATATATGCACCGAACAATTATATTTTGCATGTATGGTTTCTGTAAATTCTCCCTTATATCCTCCAGCATCTATAACAAGTGACTCTGAGTTTAAATTATATAATGTTTGTAATCCGCGGGTGTTATTGTCATGAACAAAATTATCATATGCACTGACATCGAATGGTACGTAAAATTTCATATTTTTGTATTTTTATTTTAGTATTGTATTATACCATGTTATAAATTCAATAACTCCAGTATTTAATGATTTAAATTGAAACTTACCAAATTCTGAGGTGTATCGATCTAATGAGTTCCATACAACATTAGGCGCCGAAGTAGCTACTACATTATTCAATGTACCCTTTACAATTTTTTTGTTTGTAGCAGATCCGATAATTTTAGCTAAATCATAAATAGTACATTCTTCTTCTCCGCATATGTTATATACGTTTTGAGTGCCACGCAATGCAATATTCAATAACATTAATGTAAAATCAGTAACATGTAAATATCTTCGTTTAGCACTACCATCATCAAATAATTGTATTACATCATCTAAACTGTGTGCTTTCTGTGCTAATTCGCTTAACACTCTAGAATCATCTTCTAACACGCCCGGGCCGTAACATAATGAAACTCTGGCAGATATTGCATTGTATCCTTGATTCCGTAAATTATTAACAATTAATTCTCCATTAACTTTTCCCAAGATATAAAAGTTTCGTTTATTGTTCATATCAATATTGATGTTATCTAATTCGGTATGGGCTGTTTGTTTATCAGATGCTGAATATATTTCTGAACTACTTAAATATACACACGTTGCTTTTGGATTACTCAAAAAAATGTTATCAAATGTATTAGCTACACCGTATGAATTAAGTAATAATGTAGTCATTGATTGGGATAAAAACTTTGATGGTTGTGCATACCCAGCGCAATAAAAACAAAAGTCAATATCCTTGATCGTTACAGACTCAACTGATAAATCGGTACTTATATAAGTAACATCATTTCTAATTAATAAATGTTTTATCCTGATTGGTATCTTTGATAAACTTGTTAATGTTAGTTTAATATTATAATCATATGTATCATTTAGATATGTGAACAAATCTGCCAAAAAACCTCCAATGAGTCCGTTAGCACCCGTAATTAAAATATTAGAATTAATTAAATTTGATAAATCTATTTGTGATATAATTTTTTCGTAGTCTTGTTTCATAATTTTAATTTGTTTAATATTGTGGTAGTATCCATACCCGAAGCAATTCTTAAGTCATCATACGTCCCGTATTCGGTAATAAATTTATTTTGTATACCAATTCTAGTTACAGGTATATTAAATGTAGAACTTATTAAATCACCTAACCCGCCAGTTATAAAATGATTCTCCACTGAAAATATTTTACTCTCATTGTTAAATAATTTTGAAATTTCATTGATAGAAGTTAATGATATATTTGACAATGTAGAAACATATAATATTCCAATTTCGTCATCTTGTAATACATCATCTAATAAGTGCCCCGATACAAAAACATACTTATTATTTTTAGACTTTCTAATAATATTAATTTCATCGGAGTTAACTGTAAAATTCTGAGTATGAGAATGATTTGATAATCGAAAATACTTAGGATTACCATTAGACCAAGATTGAGTAAATAATTGTTCAAATTCAGAAGCGGTACCGGGTTCATATACATCCATACCCGGAATACATCGCATCAATGCAATATCACTATAACAATGATGTGTGCAACCTAAATCGGCATAGTCATATGTTCCTCCTACTGTAATAATTGTTACATCGGTTTTTTGGTATCCTAGACCAATTTTTATTTGTTCATATGCTCGTTCTACAACAAATGGCGCAATTGTATGTATGATTGGTCGCATTCCTTCTAGTGCCATTCCTGCGGCAACATTAACTGTTGATTGTTCGCAGATTCCTATATTAAAAAATCTTGCGGGGGCGCATTCTTGTGCATCCCGTAATAAGTAGTGACTAATATCTCCGATTAATATCACAGATTTGTCGTCAGCTTGTATAATATTTTTACAAATTTCCGCGAATTTAGTTCTCATATATTTCTTGTATAAATTGTGTATATTCTTCTAATGTAGGAGCTTTATGATGCCAAGTAAACATATTTGATTCTAGCCGGCTGATTCCCTTTCCTTTAATAGTATTCGCAATAACAAATGTAGGCATATTTTCCTTTGTATTTGTTAATGATTGTATAATTTCTTTTATGTTGTGACCGTTTGTTTCAATTGAGTTACATCCAAATGATTGAAATTTATTTTTCAAATTAGATAAAGGTAGTGAACGAATTTGAGATTGATTGTAATCGACAATACAAACTAAATTATCTAATTTATGTTCAACTGCTAACATCACAGCTTCCCATATACTCCCCTCGTTACATTCGCCATCGCCAACTATACAATAAAATTTTCCTGGTTTATTTAATATTTTTCTTGACAATGCTGCTCCAATTGCTGTTGGTAAGCCTTGTCCTAACGATCCAGTAGATGTATATACTTTGCTAATTTTATTTTTATCTGGATGTCCTCCTAGTTTGCTACCGGTCTTACCAAAGTTACGAAGTTCATCAATTGTTAACTCACCACACATAACCAAGTATGCATAATATGCTAAGCATCCGTGCCCTTTACTTAAAATAAAAATATCGTCTGTCGTCATAATTTCATGTAATGCACACATGATATCTACAATTGATAACGCACTAGGCATATGGCCGTGTTTTGCATGAAATGCTGCATCGATAATTAATTTTCTAATTTCATTTTCCATAAATTTATAATAGTTTAGTTTTTGTATCTCGTTGTGATATTATTGGAGACTCTGTTGGCCAGTAAATATTAATATCAGGATCATTCCATTTCAATGTAAATTGTTCATTGACATCTGCATAACTTCCGTCGTACGCCCATTTATAATGAAGAACAGCGTGATTACTTAATACTAGAAATCCGATGGCAAATCCGGGTGGCGTTAATACCTGTTTTCTAGTTTTATCATCTAATATTATCCAATCCCATTTTAAATAATTTATAGAATCGACTCTATTATCTACTACAATAAAATACAATTCACCGTAAATGCAACTAGTTAACTTCCATGATTTATTATCACCATGTAAGCCTCGTATTACATTATGTCTAGATGATGAAATTTTATCATGTTTAAATTCTAGTTTTGGCTCGAACATATCATGATTCCATATAGTTAATAAATCTCCGCGGAAATCTGTAAAAATGTCTGGCTGATATACTATAACTTCTGGAAATATCATAATTTTGTAAATATATTTTTAAATAACCAATCTTCGGTTACTACATATTGTTTTGCTAATTCTAAATTTTCATATATGTATTTTAATTTTGACTGATACAACTCTGGTGTCAATGATTCTAAAATACTATCTAATTCATCAATCGATGAAAAACAAATAAATCCTTCCGTGTTGAAAAATTCTGATATGTTTGGGCATCCCCAATATATTGGTACCGTGCCTAATGTTAAACAGTCTATGATTTTTTCAGTAAAATAATTTAATTGTTTAGAATTTTCTATGATTATTGAAAATCGATAATCTTTAAGTCCATCTTCTTTATTAATTAACGGCTTAGATGAACCGTGACCATAATAATCAATATTTGAGCTTGTAAATTTATTTGCAATCATATGGCGTAATTTATGCCCTTCTAGTTGTTGTTGACGCGAATAAATCATGGAAACTAAATTTGTTTTATCACGAACTCCCCAACTCGATTCATCTATCCAACTTCCTCCAATTAAATATCTTTTAGTTTTAGTAGGATAGTTAACTAGCAACTCTGGGTCATGCGTTAATATAAAATCATAATGATCTTTATATTGATCAAATGTATTATAAAACTGTGGGTGCAATTCGCGAGACTCCATTAACCATCCAATTTTAAATTTGCTTGTAACAGCAGTAGCAATATTAGAATATATTAAATTATCAGTAAACAATGTAATACCCGGATAGTTATATTGATTTCGTACATATGTTGTATATTTTGTACGTTTAGAAAAAACATGTGAATAGTTTCCATCATCTGTTATTAGATGCTCAAATGCTGTATCAAATAGATTAATTTCCATATTTGTATTATTCATTAATACATACCCAATTATCCGGGAACATATCTATCGTTGATAAGTTATTAATAGTTGCTGGGCCAAACCATTTATTAGGATATATTACAACTTTGTTTGGATTACAATTAAGCCAAGCGGCCCACCAACTAAAGGTAGAATTTGCTATAATATTATGTTTACATAAAGACATTAGATATAAATCTTCTATATCCGATTGTGATTCAATAAATGTATACTCATCTCCAATAAATACAGTTTTGCACCAATTGATATCATCGCTGAATATTAGATATGTTGTTTCTTTTGAAAACTGTTTGATTGCATTAATATAATACGAAGTAGATAAATTATGATGAAAATTAGATAAAGTTAAATAATCGCCTCGTCGAACATGTAATGAAACAGTGTTTTCGGATAATATTGGATACCTGTTATTTAATTTAGTTATCATAGTATCATCCGGTGCAAACAACGTATGGATATCATTAGTAGCATCATTAAAATATTTATAAGATTGGTAATATCCATGCAATATAATATTATTAGATAATATATTATTTATAGGAGTATATTGAAAGCTTGGCTCTAAAACCTCAACTAAACTATGAGTATGATCATATGGAGTAAGTTTTTTAAAAATCGTATCTATATAATCAACAGGCGATTTTGGTTGTGAATGGCCGTGTGTGATTTCAGTGTATTGTGTATTAATTAAATACGTAGACATAGTTCTTCTAGATAATGCATACCCGGCAGCAATTTGAAATAACATGTTTCCTAATCCGCCCATTAATTTTGAAGTAATTATATTCATATATTTAGTTTATAACGTGTCATATAAATTATTTTGTTTTATTTGTCGTTCAATTGTCTTTGGATGATATAAAGAATAATTTTCTTCCATCGGTAAATGTGCATATTGCGCAAACCCGGTTAATTTTTCATGTACCTTATTCTCCCATTTGATATGCGGAACATTTTTGTATATACGCCATTGATAGTCTGGCCAATTTACCCATCCTTCAGCATTTACATTCCAACCCCATTGCTGCATATGATCTTGAGTCATGCCTTCTACTGTATTAACTCTAGGTACTAGATAAACTTCTACATCTGGGTTTTGTTCTAACAAGAATGGCAATGTCTCTATTATAGGGGTGCACGGCATCTCATCAGCATCTATTTGGAATATGTAATCACCTGTACATAATGTAGTTAATTTATTCTTCCAATTTGCAAAATGTCCTTGAAACGTATCTTTATGCCAATTAAATTCTCCATTAATCGAATGTGTACGTAAAAACATTTCAATTTCTAGATCACCATTAGCTTCATCAAATAAAATTACAATGTTATCTTGTTGTCGTTTATATTTTAATAGATGATTTACGAGTCTCTGTATTTCTAAAAATTCATTGCATACTGTAATTGCATATGTTATTTTCATATTACGCTTTTTGTAATTTAGGTAACTTTAATTGAACTGCGGTTGGTATTGTTGATATCTGGTCATTAATACTAGTTAACACTGTTTCATATACTGTTGCAACTGCCGTTTTAGTAAATGTTGAATTAACAAAATAACGTTGCCGTTTTGCTAGTTCCAACCATTTTTTATAATTTTTACGAACATCTTCCATCATTGATCCAGCATATGCATAATCCGGACTGAACCATTTTGCTCCTGCTATTAAAAATTCATTTTGTGCAGACGGGTGTATTTCAGTTAATCCACCTTTGATTTCACAAATAAAATCTTTCTTTAAGAAATCTGCTTGGCCTGAATAGTGTGGTGCCAATATTGGTTTGCCTGTCGTTGAAAATTCTAATAATGGTCTTCCGAATCCCTCTGCCTTAGTAAATGATACCATTGCTTTAACTTTTGGATGATTATATAGTGCATTCATTTCCAGATCTGTTAAGTCGCCATGCAATAGGTATATATTTGGTAATTTGTGATTGCCGCAAAGATCTCGTAGTTGATTGACTTTATTTTCAATCTCCATTCGATCCATAATTGAATATGTTGCACCACTAGTTTTTATAACAAGTGCAGGCTGATCCTTTTGTTGTTTAAATGTATTAAAAAAACAATGAATAAGTCCACTAATATTTTTTCTATCTTCGCCTGCTTGTCCTTGCAACCAATGCCCTACTGATAAAAATGCAAATGATTCTGGAATTTCATTTAATTCTGAAATTTCATTTATAACAGCCGTTGAGCTATATATAGTTTCATCAAAATATTCTGGTATTACTTGAATACGTGTTGTAATTTGTTTATTATGTTTTTTTGCAGTTTCATCAAATACGAATTTTGTGAATTCACTTGGTACTATAACTAACTGCATTGCGTTTAACTTGTCAATCCATTCCGGTGAGCATATATCACCTTCGGTACCTGCTGTGACACCAATATTGAATTTACCAACTGCTTGAAATTCGGTTGGCACTGTAATCTGAACCCATATGTCTGGCTGATATGTTAATGGTAATTGTATAATTCTACGTTGTAGATCATCAGACACCGGATATGTAAATGGTGTGTTTCCCCACGGCAATGATAACAATTTAATATCCCATTCACTTCCTCGTTGTTCAATAAAATTTGTAATAATTTCTCGTGCATGATGTCCATAACCACTTTGTGTAGCTACTGGTGATGCTATTATAACTGTTCGCATACTATTCCTGTTTTTTCGTATTTTGTTTCTGTAACTTTATTTAATGTGTATCTAGGACGAGGTTGTTTATTTGAATTAAACAAATAATCAATCATATGAATCATTTTTTGTCCCATTTGTTGTGCTGTCAATCCATTTTTCAAACACCATTCTCTACCAGCAACGCCCATTTCACTTCGAAGTGTTTCTGGCGTGTTATACCAATATGCAATTGCGGCTGCTACATCTTCATATTTTGCGCGGTCATCAAAGATATATGGTGTTTGTGGTGATCCTTGTAGTGACCTATTACTTGGAAATACTGGTTTAACCCATACCCCATGCAATTTGTATTTTCCTGTGTGATTAGTTGCAAAATCACCATCAAATCTAATCCACTCTTCATTTTCATCAACGAATCCACATTGATCCTGCAGGCCTCCTGTTACATTATTAATAATAGGCGTGCCTGACAACATTGATTCAGTTGAACTAAGTCCCCAACCTTCATTGCTACCAATATTGACTACAACATCTACAACGTTATACATTGCATTAAGATCCTGAGCATTTAATTTTTGTTCAGAAAATAAAACTTTATATTCGGGACAAAGTGCTTTCCATACTGCTCGAAGATCGGTACCATTTTCGTCAACTGCTTGGGTATGCATTAATAGTGCAACCCGTTGTCTTTTCTCTTCTGGTAATGTATCTACAAATGTTTTAAATGCTAATATTAAATCACCAGGCTGTTTTCTTCGTATATTTCTATTATTCCAAAATACAATAAAGTCTACATTGTTTTTAGTTTTAATCTGATCAAATATCTTTTTATATACATCATCGGTATCTACTAATGGTTTAAATACATTATGATTTAATCCGTGAGGAACAAAACCTGTAACTACATCATTCCATTTTATGTTTGTAAGAACAGCATCATTATCATAATTTACGATACCAAATCCGTTCTGTTTAAGAACTTCTCTGTGAATATTATCGGATTGTTTACTTATTCCCATAATTAAATCACATGATCCGTAAAATGGAGCATTCCACATCGGATAAGGTAAATCATCCCAAATTGAATAATATATTAATGGAATATTATAAGTAGTTTTAAGTTCATGCTCTATTGCATACAACCAAGTCCAATACCTAGGATCGGTAAAATGAAATATCGCATCTGGTTGTTCTTGATTTATTATAGAAAATAAAATATTACGATCGCCATATCCATTCCATGGTATAAGTTTAACTGACGCATCAGTTACTCCTGTTTCTTTAGCAACTTCTTGTGACAAATCAAACCCTTTGCCTGCTTCTGGATGTTGTAATGCAGCGCCTAACTGAATCCAATCATAATGCTGAACTGTATTCATTATAATTTCACGGCAGATCGTCCCAATTCCTGATGGTAAACGAAAATCATCGCCTAATAAAAGAATTTTCTTTTTTCTAGGTTTGTTTGTATCGATTTCTTGTAATTTTGGTAATTCCATTTATAACTATTCCTTTTTTATTATAACTTTTATATAAATATATCAACCTAATATAACAACCGGTTTTTTAAGCTTGTTTATGTTGTTATATGCTGTTTTTAATACTGGGTCTAATGTATCTTCATTTGTTAGTATCAACATATGATCACACCGTTGTGCAATTAATTTCATGCGATGATGTAACTGTGAAAAATGATATGGCTTACCATAATATGAATCAGGCATTGCTGAATAAATGTTGCGTCCTGAAAATGATGGATTATATTCTTCATACTGCATTCCGAACTCTAAGGCAGCTTTTCGAATCATATGATTAGCCCCTTCACCTCCAGCTCCGACAATTTTAACATCATCATTAAATTGAGATTTCAAGTTAAATAATATTTCTTGAATCTTTCTACGACTTTGCCAATTGGTATTGCCAATTATTGCTACTAGTTTCATTATATTTTTTCTTGTAAAAATTTAACACTTTTAGGCATATGCCCATATACAGTCCGTAACATTTGTTCTAATAACAATTGATTTTGTTTATGAGTTGGCCCGGTAATATCTGTACATAAAGAATATTCCATTGTGCACGTATGCATACCTCTCCACGTAGAATGATTTTTCATCTCAAATTGATAAATGTATACATGTTGATGTTTGTGCATAACTTAATATAATAAATTTTATTCGCGAATCCTAGCTTCTTTAGGACAATTTTCATAATCTGTTTTAAATGGACAATACTTACAATTTTTATCACCTTTACCTGATATTGCCATGTATTTTCTGGCATCATTACGATTTCCTTCTAAATCAAAACATGCTTCAACGAATGCATCAATTTGTTTTTGTACTTTGCGTTGAGTTACTGTCCCTGACGCCGGCTTAAAGTTTTGCACTCGCTTTTGTGGAAACATTGATTCTTCAATCATCTTTCGTTTCACAATAAAGAATTCAACATCAATTTTTTCTACAGGTGTACCAAATTGTTGTGCAAAGTAATTTTTATATGCAATTAGTTGTGCTGCTTTTAAATTGTCTGCTTTTTGATATTTGTTCCAACCTTGTCGGGATGTTTTTATATCATATATTTCTATGTTTCCGGAAGGCACGTGTCTAATAACAACATCAATAAACCCATACCAAAATACAGATGGGTTTGCTTTGGATGCGGGAGTACATAGTTCCATTTCAATTGCTACTAGTTCATAATTTTTGCTAGAAAAATATTGTGATCGTCTTTTTGCAAACCAATCAAAAATAGCAACGCCATCTTCTAAATATTCTGCCATTTGCAAAGCATTTGAAAAATGAACTCCTCCTGATTCGGCAACACATCGTGCATATTCTTCACGAAGTTTATTTGTTAATACTTCTCGAAAATTTATGTTTTCGGCACGCTTTACTGAATCTGTATACAATACCGTTAAGAAGTGTTGGAATGTTTCGTGAAATGCTGTTCCAAAACATGTGTCAATTGATGCTTGGAATGGGGCTAACCCATCAATGTATGCTAACTTCCAAGATAATGGACATCGTTCATACATGGACCATTGAGAATATGATATCTTTCTAGGTACGGTTGCCGCATCGCGGATTGATAAACGATATATAGGTGCTAAATAATTTCCTGATTTCATACTATATTATATGAAACTATTTACTTATATCCAAGTAATCTGGAGCAATTTGTATATAATTATGTTGTTGCTCGTGAAGATAAATACCAATTAAATCTTGGGTCTTTATTAAATCTTGATGAAAGGATCCTTTGTGCCGGCATCTTACAATGCGTTTAATGATATCGAATTCGTACGAGTTCAATGCCCACTCTTCAGCAAACTTATAAAGGCTATCGTTACCTTTGTAATGTGATTGTGTATTTATGTTGCTCATTTAATTCCTTTTAATAATTTTTTCTTGTCGCCATCACTATATCCATATAACGTTAAGATTCGTTCGCATTCAGCCATATCCATTAATTCAATATAATCTGCAGCTTCTGAACAACCTATCTGGTAATGCTCTGCAATTTGAACAATCAATGCTTTATCGTATTTGTCTTCGGATTTGCCTTTTATATATTTTGAAAATCCTTTTGATGCAGGAAGAAATTCATGATACAATCGATACGTTTCTTGTGGGCGTAACAATCCTATAGTATATGTTTGAAATTCATTAATTAATTCTGTAAATTCCATTCGCATACTTAACCATCGATTAACAATAAACACAGTAAACTTTTTTTGATCAGTTTCCGACCATTGATCCCACTCTTTCTTTTTATGAGTTAGTCCATCAATGAAATCAAATATTGTTGCACCTTTTGGCGCAGCAACTTTTACAGGTTTAATAACTTTTTGTTTTGCCATTATAATTTATATCGTTTTTTGTATTGATATTCTAATTCTTTACCTATACCCAATTCTAAAATAATTGAAGTCTCCGGAATTCCTATAATTCTTTTAGCTGATAAAATATCGTCAATTGATTTATTGCGAAACGTTTTTATTTTTGTTTTAGCATTAGATCTATTAGATGTTTTAAATACAACAGTTACTGTGCTTTTGTGATATGGTATTGACATTACTTTTTCAGTTTAATTGGCTGAAACTCTTCAGGTATTGCTCCGCAGTCATCACAACGAAATACCGGTACCGGCACCATTGTATCTTTATCTGACCCTGTTAAGAATTTTGATACTTTGTTGATTGCTACTACTTGACGAAAATACATTCCGTCACATTCTTTACATTGAATCGGTTGCATATCATTTGGACCGATATTTACATTTAATTTACTCATATTTCTCCTAATATATTTACGAACATTGCCATTATATTAATTTCTTTATCAACCACACTAGCATCTTTAAATTGCGATTCTGCAATAATCAAAATGCATGGTGCAATATGTCCATGTGCAAACTCATCCAAGTTATCATATAAGAACGTATACATTGGAGTAAAGTCTCTAACCTTACTATCAGCAATGCATTGTCTAATTTTATTAAATGCTGCTTTTTTATCTTTAGCATCTTTAAGCATTTCTAGTACCTCGGTCATATAATTTGCCTGAATTGCACTTGCCTTATCTAATGTTAATCGATTTTCAATTACACAACTTTGAGCCGTATTAATTGCTCTTCGAATATCCGGATATGATGAGTTAATGATTGCTGCAATATCTCTAATGTCATATTGTACTTGTTTTTCTTCTAAAACTGATACTAAGCGTTTTGCTACATCTGTTTTGTTAGGAGGCATAATCGCAAATGTCTGACAACGTGATTGAATTGGATCAATAATCTTTTCAACATAATTACATGTTAAAATGAAACGTGTTGTTTTGCTATATGTTTCCATCAAGTTACGAAGAGCAGCTTGTGCATTTGGTGTTAAATAATCTGCTTCATCTAAAATAATAATTTTCCAACGCTTAAATCCTACTGTTGATGCATAGCGTTTAATTTTATCGCGAACAGCATCTACCGAGTTTTCATCTGATGCATTAATATACATTAAATCAGCATCCACGCTATTTGCAATAATCTTTGCCAATGTAGTTTTACCGGTTCCTGCCGACCCATAAAATAATAGATGCGGCACGTCGCCATTGCTAATAAAAATTTTAACTTTTTCGATAATATGTTCATTACCAATATATCCTTCTAATGTGTCTGGACGGAATGCTTCTGTCCAAAGTGTATTTTCTTGTTGTCCGTACATATGTTAATTTCCTGTTGAGCCAAATCCGCCTTGACCGCGTTTAGTTCCTGTTAATGCCTCTGTTTGTAACCATTGTATTCTTTCAACTTTATTTAATACTAGTTGTGCAATACGATCCGCAGGTTTAAACTCAACAACTGTTAGTCCATGATTCATTAATATTACGCCGATCTCTCCTCGATAGTCAGCATCGATTGTTCCAGGAGTATTTAATACTGTAATTCCTTGTTTTAATGCTAATCCACTTCTAGGTCTTACTTGTATTTCATATCCAAGTGGAATTTCTATAAATAATCCTGTTTTAGCTAATATTCGTTCTCCTGGGTTTAGTATAATCTGTTCTGTGCATCTCACATCCAGGCCTGCGCTGCCAGGTGTTTCGTATTCCGGCAACGCATTGGTTGATTTATTTATTATGTTTACTATCATTTTTATTTTTCTATTAAGTATCTGTATAATCGATTGCTTACTGTTTCTTTCCATATATCGATTCTAGATCTAGAAAAACTGTCTTTCTGTTTAGGATCTAATAAAATCCTAAGATTCCCTTCGAGCTCAGCATCAATTATTTTAAGTATTTCGTCTTTAGATTTAGATGACATTATTAATTAATTTTGAAGCATTACTAACCAATAACTTGATTCAAAATCAGTTCCAACGAAGTCTATTCTAGATAATCCATCAGGAGATACATGTAATTGACCTACATCGCCTTTATTTGCAACAAGTACTTCTTTTAATTTGTCTGCCGAAAAACATACAGGTTCCATATCTGCTCCTGTAGTTGTTCCTACTTCAAAAGTAATGTTATCGGAATTAACTGTTGTATAATTGATAATAAATTTAACTACTCCCGCTTTTACTTGTACTGCAAAATTCTTTGCGTCTGGTAATGCATTTTTTGCTTTAATAAATTTATTAATAAACTCTTCGTTAACTGCAACTTGTACAACATACTCCGGTTCTGCATTGATGCTAGGAACTGCTGGAATAACTGTCGTATCTGCTAACATGAATGTCGCGCGGGTACTTCCTTCCGAAATACACATTGCATAATTCTTACCTGCTGCATCTTTAACTTCAATTTCAATTTTTTCACCTAATGCACTTAACATCTTAGTTAATGCACCAGTATGATTAATACCCAACATACCTTTCATAAAAGGGGTTGTATTCCATTGAATCTTACCAACTACGGTTTGATCCATGTCGATTAATTCACAGCCGACACCTGTTTCGTTTTCTTTAAGGATAACTGCCTCGCAATTTCCTGCTAAATAATAACGATTAATAAATGATTGTAATTTGCTTTTTTCCATTGTTATTTGTTTTTAAAAGGTAAAGTATTTATTGAAATTTTCGGCATCGGTGGTAGATATACTACTTCCACCAAACTTTTTATATGTTTTAATATATTTTTCATATGTTTGTAATGCTGCGTCTGGATCTGCAAACATTTCATGTAGTGACAAAATAACATCATATAAATCTCTAGGTATTACTGTTTCTAGCAATTCTACATGACTGTCTACTAATTGATTGATTTCTTCTGCACATTGCACATACAAATGCACATTGTGAACAACCATTCTTGGCATAGCTTCTTGTGAATAACGATCCAATCCTGCAGGTGTTTTTCCTCCTAAGAAATCATAGGTAAAATCGGCACACGCTGGGCAATGTAATGCACATGGTACATGTTTTGTTAAATCGACGGCTACATCGCCCGTCTTTCCTTGTCGGATATGTGCCTGTCTTCTATATTCAGCATTTTTAGGAAAATACAATTCCGAAAAGGTTTGTGTTTTATAATTTGCAGAATGAAGATATGTTCCATATACTGGATATTGTCCTGGCGATGATGAATCCGTTGTTACATAGATTCTATTGCCATAATTCTTATTCATTAACTTTTGCAATGTTGCTAGAATAAAAAAGTCGGATATTTTACTAATACCCAATAAGTGCAAATATTCTAATCTAGGATTTTCAAATGTTTTTTCTTTGAGCATTAATGCAACCGCAAACATGAAGTCTACTAATTTTTGTGGACCTCCAATCGCCCATCCTTGAAAATCAAAATGCTTAAATTTGTGATACCACCAAGTATATTCATCAGTGTTAGATCCTTGCAACATGTTAAGATATTTTGTCTTGCCGCTTTGATGTTTTTCAAAATAAGCAAAATTGTCATAACTAATGTCAGCACATTCTGCAAATTTATTTCTATACATTGTTTTAGGTGGAATATCTAAGTTTGCGGCTACATCACTATTAGCTTCTAACCAATGAAATATCTTTTCACGCAATTCATTGCTATATGGTAATGCACCTGTTGCAATCTGATATCCTCCTGAATCGCCAAATACTAGAACATCTTTTTCTAAGCCTATTTCATTGCGGAAATCCATTTTCTTGTAATGGTGTCCTGCTGTGATTAGAAAATATGGGTGCCGCCACTTATCGGGATACCTCGAGTCGAAGAACTTTACCGGGTCTCCATTATCAAATTTCATATCTTTCTTGAATGCCGAGACCATTGAGCCTGCAGACAACGACGGAAAGTATATGAACCGTTTATCTTGTTCGTTCATTGTATTCTTTTAGTTTATTAATTAATCTAGTTGCTGAAAAATATTTATTATGTAATTTGGTTGCTAGTTGTGCAACATTTTCCGTTAAATCGAGTTGTTCATATTTTAATATTGCCGTAACAGCGTCATCAACACTGTCAGCACATTTAAACATTGGATCATACATTTCTGTATATGATAACCGATCAGGTACTAAAGGGCATGCTCCTGCACACGCTGATTCATACATTGAAATTCCCAATGTTTCCTGATCTGCAAATGATACTGCAAATTTGGATCGTTGAAGCAATTTGTGATATTCTGCTTTGGTTAAATTCATATCCATTGCTACACAAAATTGATAGTGTGCTAATTCTGGTCGTGCAGCTAATTCTTCAAATAAATCCAAACGCTTTTCAGGAGCTATTCTATGTGGAAATACTATGATGTTTTCTTTTTTAACAAACAATTCCGTTGCAATTACATTGCGGGTATATTCCATTGGCCACCCGGTGCAATCAAATGATTGATCCAAATAGATATCATATGTTTTACGCATTAAATCAAAATGTGCTTGAGTTGCTAACCAATTATGATCTAGTGCTCCAATAAAGGATTGTTCAGCGTGTCTAATCCATGGTTTATCTCCTACGAGCCGACCTAAAAAATCATTTGGGTCATATGAACCCGCGTGCCAAAGTCCGTGCATTACAACAGGAATATTTAGAAGTTCACTCATGTATTTTACATTGATAATTGCAGGATGCCACGCATCTGTAAATACAATTTGGTCTCCTGATTCAATACCGCCCTTCGTAAACAATTCTGCTAACTTATGAAGCTGTGTTGCTTTGTACATGTTAGTACCACCGAAGTTCAAAAATGCACCTGGAGTGACGGCTTCTGGGATCGTATGTTCGCCTTCTATAACTTGAACATCAAATCCATTGTCACGCAATAGTTGTGGTACGTGTGCCTTCCATTCACAAGTATACCGAGTCGGTATTGATTCTAGGTCTACTAAAAATATTTTCATAACTTTTACAATTATCGTTTAATAACACAACCATTTTCCCAATCTTCCCAAACCTCTACTTTATAAAGAGATGGAACTGCTACTAATAGCCATTCTCCAATCATTTCACACGACATTGAATCAAATTCTAATACATTCGTTTCTTCTCGACTAAATTCAATTCTAAGTAATTTTTGGATCTTTCTATTTAACATGATAAATTCTTCATCTCTATCCGTATGCGTTACTTTTGCATAACAACGGAATCCAAACATGTGTCTATGTCTATCTGATAAGAATGCTACTTCTGGAAATATTTCTTTTGCATCAGGCCAGCAATGAAATCCTTCAATGCTAAATGTTACTACTACGCTGTATTTCATTTTAATGAGTTTGCTATTAATTGTTTGTATTTAGTTGTTGACCATCCATGGTCTCTATTAAGGTAATGAATTGGAATGTTTAGTTCATAACCGGTATAAGTTTTTCCTACATAATCATCGCCCAAGAACCTAACATCAAATTCTCCTTTAACTAGAGCTTCATATAAATCAGCTTCTGTTTGATATAGAAATACAAAATCAACTTGTACAAGTGAATCAAGTATCTTTACTCGATCGCTCCAATGTAAAATTGGTTTAAGTTTTTCTGGTCGTTCAATGGATGGATCTTCATGTAGACATACTATTAATCTATCGCAGTGCTTTTTGCATTCATTAAACATTGCAATGTACCCTGGATGTATTACATCAAAGTTTCCTGCTATAATTCCTCTTATCATTGTTTATCTCTATCAAATTTATACATATCCGGAGTTACTTGTTGCATATTATGCACCGTTGTGCAATACAAAGAATAATCTGCATATACAACTTTAATGCTATCTGTTTGTTTTAACAATGCAGCATCCGTACAATTTAACATTAATAAGATGTGTGCACGAATTCGAATCATCGGAGGTATTTTTTCTAACATACCAGGAGTAACTTCAATTGTTACAAAACTAGTATCAGAAATCATTCCGAATATCATATCTAACTGTTCATAGTCTATTAATTGTTGAGTTGCCCCAGAACAAAAATAAATGTGAGCAATGTTTCCTTTGACAATTTTGTCAAGTCCTTTGATATCTGCAATAAACAATGTTTCGATATCAGTGTATCGGCCTTCTATTTCTTTGCCGTACCAATGTGTTTTATAACCAATCATACTATATTATAATAAATTTATCTATATTATCCAACCTTTATAACAGTAAAAAAGTGCTAACATTTCTGCTAGCACTTGTATATGTATTGTTAATTAAATCATATCATCATTACTTGGCGCAAAATCGGTAACATACTCATCTTCAGCTTCGTCGGATATTGCATCTATAATACCACCCCAATGCGAGCGCATTTCATCCCACGCATTTTTACTTTTAGCTTGCATTTTATCTAACAATGCAGGAGCTTCAGCAACTAGTGCGTATACCGAATATGGTGCTGGCTTCTTTGCATCTGTCCAACGCTTCAATTGTTGAATAGCATGTTGTACAACCGGAAGGTCTTCCATTTTTGGTTGATCTAATGCTTCTGCTAAATCTTCAGCTGCACTCGCAATATCATTACGTACATTATTATATGTTTGCTTTTTGGCAAATTGCAAATGGCTATCGCCCATATGGTCTTCACTTAAATTCTTAGTTCCGAATCTACGCATATTTTCTGCAAGAATATTTTTTAATTTTGCCATTAGTTCCTTTATTTACATATAAATATAACACAAAAAAAAACAATTATTTTTTATATTTGTATTCGGCCTTTAAGGCCTGGCAGCAATTTATTAAGTTGATCTAATGTGTATTTTTTAGATACTGGGGTGTTATATAAAACTAGATAACCCTTAACTGTTAAATTATCAGGCAGTGATGTTATTTGTGTATTGTCTAAATCTAGATCGCCGTTTACTGTTAAATTATCAGGCAGTGATGTTATTGGGGTGTTATATAAACTTAGAAGTCCATGCACTGTTAAATTATCAGGCAGTGATGTTATTTGTGTGTTCTGCAAAATAAAATTTCCATGTACTGTTAAATTATCAGGCAGTGATGTTATTTGTGTGCCAGTTAAATTTAGATCTCCATCCACTGTTAAATCATCTGCTGTTATAGCGCTATAATCATATATAAGTTTATATTGCAGTGGCGCTGTATATTGTGATTCTTGATTTTCTATAAATTTGAATAAATTATTTATGTTTGTACTGACAGTCATATCGTTTTTATCCATAAACGAATTTGTTTCATATGAAAATTGATATTTTTCATTAGAGCTCGGATTGATAAAAATAAATAAAGGTCCTTTCCGAATATAGGAATTAAAGTACTTTTGTGTGTTACCAGAAGCAGTGCACCATTCAGTTCCTGCGCCTAATTCACACGACGTCCCATATAAATCTTTACGTCTTTTAGGTAACTTGTATACATTGAATCCATCTACTGATCCTATTAAAAACTCTTTATACTTATCAAATTTTGCAATACCTTTTTGTTGAGATGGATCTTTTTGTTCTTGTGATGCTAATTCAATTGATTTTACAATAAACGAATTTAAGTCTTGTTGCGTTTTATATTGATTGATGTCGTTAAATACATATTCTCGTTTACGGCGATCGAATACTTTAAAATATGCATTGTATTTATATAAATCTTCTGGTTTAATAAGTTTATTTACTACTTGTTTGGTTAGCCAAGTAGCATATGCAGATTTGCCGCCCGATGAATCAATAATTTCAGTAAATTCACTATCAGTAATTTTACCGGTATCAACAAATTGTGTTTTTAGTTGATCTAATGAAACTTCTAATAGTAAATGTTTTAATTTTATCATCACATATAAATATAACACAAAAAAAAACAATTAATTATCCAAAGTTAAAAAACTTTTTTGCATTGTTATTTTCTGGTAATGCACCCCAACTCATTGCTGCATAGAAATCATTGAACTTGTTGCTTAGGTCTGCTGTGAACATTTTATTGTGATCAATGTATTGTTCTGCAAATGCAACTATTTCAGGTGGATCTAAATATCCTCGTAATGCAATAGTTTCAAACCCATACGGATTACCTACTAGATAACCCCATTTTACCTTTTCTCCGTCAGATATAGGTAAAATATCCGTTGTCAATGTACTCAATAAATCATTAAAATTAATTGCGGCTTTTACGTGTGCTGTTGATCCTTTAATGTAACCTGTAAATGGTTTTCTTCCTTTGATATATTTAGATAATTCTTTAACACTTGAATTCTTCATTACATTCAATACTTTGGAACTTTTAATGTTATTTTTAAAGTTATGTATCAATGTCGAGGTATCTTGCTTGTTTCTTCCTTTAAGGATATACCACAATGTTTCTTTCATTATCTTTTTGAAATCTTCCGGGAAACTAGATCTAACAACATCCAATCCTTTTACATCCAATTTATCCGTAGATTTGCCTTCTTTAAAAATAACCCATTGGGCATATCTTTTCTTGGCAATCCATAAACCAGATTTTGCAATATATTCCTGTTTAATTTGAAATCGATGTGTATCTGTATTATGAAATACTTTTGCATATTGGTCATACATTGTATTAACCGTTGTTTGTATTTCAGATGCAATTGCATTGGTTTGTTCAATCATAAATGTTTCATCATTAATGTCACATCCAGGAAATCTATGTTCAATTAATGGCAAACTGCTACAAAAGGTTGAATCCGTATCAGTGTAAAATGCAAATTCTGCTTTGTCTCCACTCGCATTAATAAAGTGGTCAACGCCTAACTCTTTTTTGTAATAGTTATTAATAACCTTAGCTGAAAATTTTATTACACTTTGACCAACCGCTGTAATTGCACCTGCATTATCCAAATCATAGAAACGAAACGTTTTAAGTCCTAATACTCCATAAAATGAATTAAGCAATACTTTTTGTGTTAATTGCAATGCATCATAAAATTTATATTCTTCTGTACCAAATTTGAATGTGTCACGCTTATCTTTAAAGATAACACGCTCATTAAACCATTTTTCTAGAATAGTTGGTAAGAATCCTCGCTGATCATTTCTATACACAGCGCCATTGCTAGCAACTGAATAATTTTTGTCGATTAGCCATTGTTTAACATCTTGCGCAAAAGTTCCATCAATAAATTGTACTTGTTGTGGTTCTTGTTTCAATAAGCATTCTTGATTCCAATTTTCTATTACTGCTACCTTAGTTTCTGGAGATATGTTTGCAGTCATAATGATGCTAGGATACAATGAAGTTAAATCTAAATCATATATCCATTTATACAGGCCTGGTACAGGTGCCATTACATATGCTCCTGCTAATGCATCTGCTATTGTTTCTTCTTCAATAAATCTAAATTGCTTGTTAGGGGCAACAAATCCATTGCGTTTTAAATCAACAATAGCAGCACCATCCAAATATTTAGATGCGTAATATACATCTTCATATGGGACATGTCCTTTGTGACAAATTGATCTTGCTAAATTCAAAAGTTGAAGCTTTTCATCCATTTCATAAACAAGATCAACATCGGTCATATTATAATATGCAAATTTATGAATATCCTGAGTAAACAATGTATCCAAGTCTCCATCATATTCAACTTTGCCTCGATCCAATTCTTTTTTAGCAACTGTGTCTAATCGATAATTAGGTAGTTCGGTATATGTAAAGTTTTTATACAATTTAATGTAATCTAAACTAGAAACTCCTAATATCTTCCATTTACCGGTTTTGCTTTGTTCTACTATGCCGGCAGGAGAAAATTTCCTGATTGCTTGTGCACCTAATACTTTTTTGCATCGTCCCATCAAATAAGGAACATCATATCCGTCCGTATTCCATCCTGTTATAACGGTTGGTTGTATTTGTGCAAATATATTAATAAATCTAGTTAATAGATCTTTTTCATTGCGGAATATTTCAATTGCATAGCCATCGCCTTGTATTTCATGTTCTTTAATGCGACCTTGTTCATCTAAAATTAATACTCGTCGATCCTTTCCTGCTTTATCATAATATGCAATCGAAGTAATTGCGGTACGAACATCTTGTATTGTACTAAACCCATTTTCATCCTTTGCCGTTTCAATATCGAAAAAGAAATCTTTATGTCCTTTAGATGGTTCATCTGATTCATAATATAAATCAATCAATGTCCTAACTTCTTCATTTAAGTCAGATTCATATGATTTAGGATTATCTCGATGATTGCCAGGTACTTGATTTAATCGTGTACCATCAAGCGCTTGATACATTCCCGTAGAATTTGGTAAATATCCATATGCTTGAAAAGGAAATTTGCGATGTCCTAATTCATCGTCCCAAACGTGCATGATACCCGCTTTCTTGTCGTAACCTATTGCCTGATACATATATTTTATTTTTTAAATTTACAATTGTCAAAATGCCATCGGTGCATATTTGACGGTTGTCCTTCTGTGTTACATGTTGGACATTTTATTTTCTTTTTAGTTACGCCTTTTAGTTTTAAACTAATTTTTTGCCTAACATCTAGACGTTTTGCTGAATTTAAGTCGCCTAATTGATCTGGTCTAGGTTTACCTAATTTTGATTTACTAATTTTATTTCGTACATCTATTCGTTTTGCTGGGTTATTATTTCCTCGTTGACGGTCTTTTTGTTTTTCTGTCCAAACTCGAATTGGTCGAAGTTTTAACTTTTCAATAATTAAATCATAATTAGGATGATTTGTTAATGTATCGCCACCATTACCACCTTTAGCTATATTATATACAGGATTTAATTTTGTTATCCAAAATATCTCTCGTTCATTTAATATTTGTTTAGTAGCACAATATTCAATAATATCTTTATGAAAATTCAATCGTCCATATTTTTTAATTGCTGAATTTAATAACATACCACTTCCTAAATAATTTGGATTATTTTTTGAATCTTGTCCAATATAAAATTTGCCATTAATTAAATTTGTAGTTTTATAGATAATCATAATAACTCCTTTATTATAAATATCTAACCCGTATCCTAAACAACGTAAATATGCGGCAATTCTCGTTGTATTCCATTATTATCTAGTCCATATCCGTATACAAACTCTTTATCAATAGTAAAACCACAAAAATCAGTCATATCGACTCCTCCTTTGCGTTTCAACAAGGTAACAACTCTTACTTCTTGTGCTAATTTACTATTACACATAAAAAGTGCTTCTAATATAGTTCCACCCGAATCACAAATGTCATCAACGATATAAGCCCGCTTTCCTTTAAGTTCTAATTCTAATCCTTTGATACATTGTATACCTGCTGAATTATCTTGTCCTTCATAAGATTTTAATCGAATAAAATCAATTTCGCAATCAATTTTCATTGCCCTAGTTAAATCCGAAAAGAAATGTACGGAACCATTTAAAATGCAAATCATTACTGGTGGTAACGTATTACCGCTTAATTTGTGGTCTTGCGAAATAGCTTTTGCTAACTTCTTTACTCGGTGTGCTATTTTTGCTTGGCTAATGAGCTTTTCCATAATCTATTAATTCCGTAAATATTAATTGCTATAATAACTAAACTTAATACAAGATGACTAAAATTATCAATAAAAAAGTCATATGTAATCCATCCAGTATCTCCTATAATCCAAGTAATCATTGCTGCTTTGGTCCAACCTTTAGCATTTGATACATACCCAGCTAAAACTAAGGCTGTACTAAACCATCCTAATATTTCAATCATGGTTTTGTATTTATCATTGCAATTTCATGTTCTCTAACCAAAATAAAATCGTTATTTTCTAGTTGCACTTTCTTTTGTGATCCTAAATTACCTGAATATATTTTTATGCGATCGCCAACCGTAACAGTCATTGGAATTTTATTACCTGTTTGTGTAAATAACCCGCCTCCGATTGCCATTACATCGCATTCAATATAATCATCCAATGAATTCATTATAATGATACCACTTTGTGTTTTATCTTGTTTTTCTAGTTGTTTAAGGAGTACTTGATCTCCAATTGGTTTCCAATTCATAACTTGTTCTTTTTTTTTAATTATTATATAAATTTATTACTGATTGTTTAGATACTGACGTACCTGTTAATTTACCTAATGTATTACCACTTGCATCAATTAATATTGCACATGGTATATTTTTAACATTGTATCGTTCTGCTGTGTGTGCATTTGTATCTACATCAATAAATGTAATTGGTATTTGCTTTGCCGTTTCCAATAATTGGGGCTTAATCATTTTGCAAGGACCACACCAATCTGCTGTGAAATAAAGTATCTTTTTCATACTATAATATATGTAATTTTTACATTATTACCAAATGTCGTTGTTACTGTGTAATTCATTTTATGATTTTTTTGTCTAGCCATGTTTTTAATTCATCAGTACCCGGCACTTCTGTTACTACAAATTCTCGTATAAAATCATCTGCTAAATATGCTGGCATATTGATAGCTTCATATGAAGTTCCATTCCATGTATTTATGTGAAGGTAATTTTTCTTACGCCTTGGGCGTTTTATTGGTATTTCTCGTTTCATGTTATACTCCTCGTTTAGTGTCAAATGCAATTATATGGTCTCTGCCTGTCATGTTATATCCTTTCTCAGCACACATATCAAATACAATTGGATACATTTTAACCAATTCATCTCTTGTGTCGCCTGCTGGCATAATATATGTTTTATCTTTTGGAATATCTAATCCAACGCGGAATGATTCAATTTCTTCTAGACTTTTATCTGTTCCGTCCCATACTGGCTTATAATGATAGTCAGTGTGAAAGTCAATCATTTGTCGCATTCCATGAAAATTTAATCGGAACTTGTTGTGTTGATCTACCATCTTTTGATCCGTGATCGTACCCTGCGGCGTAGCAACACCCAAAACGGGAACACTATTACCAAACTTAGGACTAATACTAAGTAGCCCAATAGGATAATCAGTTTCAACATAATGTGAACCTTCAGTTTCAATAGTGATAAGAATGTCTCTTTCATGGGCAAAGTGTGTTAATTCATTTACTAGTGCAGGATGCATTGTTGGTGAGCCTCCTGTCAGCATCATTTCTTTAATATGCGGATTTTCATCATAAATTTTAATGATGTCATTAAAACAAAATGTTCCTTTTTCTGGGTGAATACTTGTGTACCATGAATCGCACCAACCACCTTCGCCAAAATAGCATCGATGCGTACATCCGGTAGTCCTTACTGCAATTGTTGGCCGGCCAAATCGACTTCCTTCACTTTGCACACAACGGTACAATTCTACAATTGGAAGTGTTTTATTGTAATCTTCTATTCTTTTTCTCATAATTAAAATGGTAAATCGTCGTCTTCTGTATTTTTTGGTGCTAATTCAATTGTCGGTGTTGGCAATAATTTAATTAGCTCCGCATAATTTTTTTCTAGGGTATCTATTCTTGATTGTAACATAATTAATGCAGATCTTCGTACAAATGGCGTCATATCATATTCTACATTATTAGCAAAGTATTCATCTAAAAATGATAACGGATATGCTTGTACTGTGTTAAATTCTGGCCTTTGCATTTCTTTAGGTAGCAATCTAGTTTGAACTGTAATACCACGTTTTATAGCTTCAGCTGATACTAGTTTCCCAGTTCCGGTGGCTCTAGACCCTTTACCTAAATATTCATACAGTGACATATATGTATCATTATTTGCTGTAGCTTGCGCTGGTTCGTCCTTTGTCATAACTTATAAATTACTCATTAATTCTAAAACTCTTTCATGTCCACCACCGTTAACGTAAATTGGTGTTCCTTTGCCTACGTAGCTACCTTGAATGTTATAACTGAAATGCTCTTGTGCATCTTCCTCAGTCATTTCGTCTCGCTCCATTAGGATTTCTATAATCTTATCGATATCGTAAACTACTCGAAAGATCTCAGCCGATGTGTCTAATCCTATAATAGCTTCATCAAATTCATTAGCAAACATTGTTTGGTCTTTACTGTTCATATATACTTGAGTTGTTATCGTTTTCAAAACATTCTACTTTGATGCACTTGCATCGTCCGGCATCCGTTTTAGCTAACACTTCATTAAACTTGTCAAACACTAACTTAGCACAAGACTCAGCTCCCATTTTATCCATTACTCGAAGTGCACATAGGCCTTCCATTGCCGCGGATTCAAAGAAATCTAAATATGGATCATCTTTTTCAATTAGTAAGGTATGATCCCACATATGGTTCATCCAAGATTTCATACCATTTCCTTTTGGTGCATCTTTGAATCCTCCATAATCAACAATCCAATTCATATCGTCTAATTGATTTTCTTCAATTGGTTCATTTGATGCAAACCATACTTTAAATTTTAAAGCATAACCATGTAATAACTCGCAATGCGAATGTGATGCTCGCCATTGTCTTAATGCTACTGAATAGTTTTCAAATAGCTTTGTGCTAATGTATCTTCCCATTAATAACCTTTTACAAATTGATAAAATTCTGATCTTGCATTTCCGTCATCTAAAAAAGCTCCGGATAATTTTGCGGTCTTCATTGAAGCACCTATATGTTTTACACCCCTACAAGATACACAATTATGAGTTGCTTCAATCATTACAGCAACGCCTTTGTTATCTTCTATAAGTTCATCGATTGCATGTTGTATTGCTACAGTTAATTGTTCTTGTATAGCTCCGCGTCTGCCGAAATGTTCTACTACTCGATTAATTTTACTTAATCCAACTACATTTCCATTTTCTGCTGGAATATATGCAACATGGACTTTTCCGCTAATGGTTTGATGATGATGTGAACACATTGAAGTTAAAGGAATACCGCCTTCAAATACAATTCCATCATACCCATCACTTGGAAATGAAGTAATGTCTGACATTGGTTCATATCTACCTTTCCATAAATCGGTCACATATGCTTTTGCAACTCGGTTAGGTGTATTAGATGAATTTGGATCTGATTCCCAAGATACTCCTAACGCCGTTAAAAACAATCCATAATGATATGCTGCGTTATCAATTATTTGTTGTTTTTCTTGTTGAGTTAGTTGAGCATCAGGACCTTCCAAAGTTTGCTTTACTGCTAATTGCATTGATATACCGTTCGCATATCCAGGGGCAACTGTTTCTAGATGTTTTCTTTGTTTTTTCGTCATAACTTGTTCTTATATTAATATAATATATTTTATTACATTATCAAAGTTTTATAGTAACTTAATTGAGGTTAGCATCAATTGCCGCACCAATCTTGGCATATACGGGTTTATTTCCGTGTGGATCGCCGGTGCCAATTGGTGGCTCAATTAGAATTGCACCTCGATTTTGATATTGATTTATATAATATGCTCTAACCTGTTTTTCTGTAATATCTTTTATACCACCCCAACCCCAAGAACCTTGTACTGCATATACTTTAGCATTTGGAAAAGTTTTACGTAATGCTGTAAATAATCCTGCTTCGGAACTACCTTTACTACGATATCCGCCATTTGTTCCAATACATAATACAACATTCTTTACCTTGGGACTAACAGGATATGCAGCAACCTGATCTCGCAGCCATCCTACGCCTTTCCCGCCTTCTTGCAATTCGTCAACTAATTGTACTTTAGAAGATTGTCTATCAACATATGGCGTTTGTGAATCACCTATTATGATATTGATAGATGCGGCTGATTTATCTGATTTAGTTGTAGGTTTTTGGTCGTCTTTCTTTTTTTCTACGGGTTTATCGATAGTGATACCACTAGATTTTTTTATTAATAACTTGATTGCATCATTATAGTTAGCAGTACTTAAACTAGATTTCATGTTTAACCAAGAATCTTTAGACTTTAATTTAGTATACCATGTGCCGTCTAAATTTTTATACTCATATGGATCTGTACTTGATAATGTAAATGCAGTTCCAATTGGTATTTTATTAGCCTCTAATAATATGTTTTTTAATTTTATCATATTAATAAATATCGTTTAGGATAGTATTACCTGTTTCATGTTTTGGATCGTATGGACAATGCAAACAACCATTTCCGCAGCATGTACCTCGTCGTACATGATATGATTCAGTCATTACACGATATCCGTTTTCATTGTAGTAAAAGTCCGTAGGAAGGAGCTTGTTTCCAAACTCCCTTACAAAGGCTTGTTGTATCCAATCTTTTGATGCTGGTTGTATCATAATATTACATGGTTGGATCACCTGGTGTATCTATACCAGATGCATCATATTTTGTTGTATCGCCGATTATTCTTAATATTATCCGATTAACATCATTACCATATTTTCGTTGTAGATATTGTATAATTTCCGTAGAATCAGCATCGTCTAATGCAAACCTAGCATTTAATACTGTATCGTATCTTGTGATATTCTCAATATCATTAGAATCTTCTAAATCATTTAATAGCTCTTCTAACCAATCCAAATATAGCTCAATAAAATTTTGAGGTCCTATTTCCTCAATTTTATTAATATTTGATGTTTCTAATAATAAATTTTTTAACCGTATCATATTAATAAATATCTAAATATTATTTAATCTCGCACGCGCCACCTGCACAAGCTAATTCGCCTGATAGGTCTGTGTTATCATCCAATTCAATTACTTGACTCAAATCAATACCCTTCAAAGATTTCATCATTGCGTCATATGTTTCTTTGGTACAATCTTCAAATGGTGCTTGAGTGTATGTTCCGCCATTATATGGTAAAACTGATAGGCCGTTATAATGATCTCTGTTATTCCACATCCATTCGCCGGCCATTTCCCATTCATCATCTCGTAATGATACTGTTGCTGATACATTGTGTGTGTTATTTCCTGATCTATGACCTGGCTTCACCCATTCTAAATGAACTTTTTTGATTCGATCCAATAATTGAAATGGTGACTCGAATCTCATAATTGCGCCTTCTGGTGCATGTTGTGGTATAGAAATTACTGCTGTATCGTGTGGTCGAAAATATTCATCTTCAATTAACTCGGGATGATTTGCTGCTAAATATGTATAAATTGCTTCATTCTTCCCGACACGGATTCTACGAACATAATAATCATTGTGCCAAGCATGTATTCCTGAACTAGTACCTAATGTCAATGATGTTGTTCCTGCAGGCTTTACTGTGGTTGTTCGAGCGGATCTATTAATACCAATAATTGCAGCAACTCTTTCATTTTCCGTTTTAACAACTTTTGCAGCTGCTTTCATATCATATCCCAATACCGTTCCTGAACCAATACCTGTCATTGATACACCAATAAGTGCATCTTTTTCAGTTGTACGTTGCCAAATTGGACGTAGGTAATGAAAGTTAGTATATCCTGCTTGCAATGTTCCAATAAATGCTGCTGCTCTAACTCGATTTTCAAAATCTTCTTGAGATTCTATGTCAGATGCATTTACTTCACATAGGTTACAAAATTGAAATGGTCTTAGAGCAATTTCACAACATGGATTAGTTCCCCAATCTTTATCATTTGTAAGATATATACCAGGCTCTCCTGCTCCAGATAATTCAACACGTTTCCAAAGATCCATAAAGAATTCTTTTGTTAGTTTGTGTCTCATTAATGCCGCTGAATTATTAGCACGACCTCTTTGTGGATTAATTTCCCACCAATTCCCTGATTTGCATGCAATCATTTCTTCATCGTCTGCTGAAAATAATGCTATAAGCGCTGCTCTACGAATACCACCTGCTAACACTGCATCTGCAACATGGCAAACCATATCATGAACTTCAATTGGAGATAATTTGTCGCCATCTTCTTTTGCATCTAAAATTCCTTGCAATTTGATCAAACATTCTTTTAATGGTTGTGGTCCCGGAGCTTTACCGCCCGAAGTAACAAGTCTTGCACCTTTGGCACGAATATCTGAAAAGTCGAAAGCATAAGATGATCCTCCTACAAAATACGACTTAACAAGCATCTTAACTGCATCAGCCCATCCTTCAATTGAATCTGCAATCAAATAACGACGCATCTTTTTTGGATTTGGTTTATGTATTTCTGGTAATAATTCTACATGATGTTTTTGAACTGAATACCCAACACCTGTACCACCCAATAGAAGAAACATTGCTTCTCCAAATGCACGATGGTCATCAATTGGAAGATATGCACAATTGTAAATGCGGTTAGGCGATATATCAATTGATTTTCCACCAAATTGCAAACTACGCATCGATGGTAATACTTTTTTTGCATATACAAATTCGTATGCAGCATCAATTTCGTCAACCAACGCCGGATATTTTTTTATATGCATTTGTTTGTTTCTTGTAACTAGTTCTTCCCAAGATTCTCTTCTATTGAGTTCCGGAAGATATTTCGCATACTTCATGTATACGGTAATTTCACTTAAAATTTTGTTTGAAATGTCCATTGGTTGTAATCTCTTTGTTTGTGTATGTAAATAATTTTAGATAAAAAAAGGGCGGAAATTACTTTCCTAACCCATTTTATATAAATATGTTTTTATCCTAAAGATCCGCCTAAATCTTTAAACTTTTGTGCTAAATTTTTCTTGACCATATTCTCACCGGTTTTCATTATTTGTGTAGTCTGTTTTCCTTGTTGAGTTTGTGGTTCAAAGAATTGGAATTGTCCATTATTTGTATTAATTTTACTAGGTAATGTTATGCCATCTGGGCCGAACCTATTCTTAATAACATGTCCTCTTCCTGTTCCTGACATTTTATCTTCTACCTTTCTAGAAAGCGACATTAAAAAGTCAGCAACCATTACTTTTCCATATGATGATGCAATTTTATCTGCTTCAATAATATCATCTTCTAAGGCACTTCTTCCTGCTTGTGACGCGGTCCATACTGGTATGGCATATTCTCCTGCCATACCGCGTAACTCTTCGTACAAGTCCTCTAAGGCTTCGTGTTTGTCCTTTTTAATGTTAACTTTAAGCAAATCGCCGTAATCAACAATTACTAGGTCTGGTTTTTTGCCTAGCATTATTGTTTTTTCTATATGAGCTTTTAAACCCATAACTCCTACTGATTTGGTAGGATAATATTTTACAATTAAATCGCCTTTAAGTGTTAGCATCTTAGCTTCGATGTCTTCGCGATAATTTTTTAAATTTTGTGCCGGGATACCTGTTAATACTGAATCATATCGTTGTCCAACATAATTTTCATTAAGTTCCAATGTATAATGTATAACTGTTTTACCGGCTTTTACTGCATGTGCTCCAATATTGATAAGAAGCCATGATTTTCCAATACCTGCAGGTGCCATTACAACTCCTAATTCTCCCGGGGCTAATCCGCCGTCCATCAAATCATCAATTACATCCCAACCCGTCGTTATTGTATGTCGTGCTGCTTCATTGTATCGTGCTGCCACATCCGTTACATATTCTAATCCAATATTAGTATCTGCTCCGGCTTTCATGGCGCTGTCAATTTTGGTTTTTATTTCGTCAAAATTTCCATGTTTTAACAAACTAACCGAATCCATTATAGCTTGTTTAATTTCCTGATTCTTGCAAAATTTTAAAATTTCATCTTTTACAAATGTCAAGTCATCCGACTCCATAAATCTGAACACATCTTTTAATTGTTCTAATATGGTTGCCTTTAATATGTCATTTTCAATTTCCGTTATTTTTACTTTTAAAACATCTTTGCTAGGGGGTGTTTTATATTCTCGAAAATGTGTTAATATAACATCTAATAACCAACTATTTGCATCAGAGTCAAAATATTCGGCTCGTATAATATCTGATATTTGCTGTAAAAATAACCTATCTGTAAACATGGCAGCAAGAACTTTAACTTGAAAGCCCCAACCGTAGTCACTTAATTTATCTGTCATATAACAATTATAAGTAAAATTACTGTAAATTCAAATTTATTTATGCGTTTGTTTTGCAAATGCATTTAATGATAACCAGGTATTAGTTAACCATTCCGGCAAGTTCCTCATTATTGCCCACATTTTATCTTCATAAAACAAACGTTGGAATTCTGCCCTATTTAATTCAGGCACTGGTTGTTCCATTATTCCTCGTATTTTTGTTGCGGTCTGCGCAGGAATATCCAAAAGCTTTATGTTCATTAATCTATAATTTTTATCAATTGTATCATAATTATTCATTACTTTTTGATAATTTTTAGATTCATTCAATTGGATTTCGGTGTTACATTTTTCTTGTAAATCCGTTAAGGTAAATTCTATGTTAGTAACAAGCTCTGGAAATGTTTTTAAAATTGTCTTTGGACCAAATCCATCTACTCCTGGAATATTGTCTGACGCATCTCCTGTAAATGTACGATATACAACATAATTTGCAGGATGAACACCAAACTCCTCAATCAATGTTTCTTCATTATACATTTTCTTTTTGATTGGTGACCAAACTTGCAATGTAGGACTTATTAATTGATAGAAATCTCTATCCGTAGAAACAATTGTCATTTTTTTGCAAGTGTCTTCATACATTTGAGCAATATATGCAATTGTGTCATCTGCTTCAATTCCATCCATCGAAATAAATGTAACAGGCAAATTATCTAGATATGAAATTAAACGACTAAATTGATGTCGCATTGATTCTTGTTCTTGTTCCAATGTAGAATCATGATGATCGTGTCTGCGCAATTTAGTTTTGTTTGCTCGGTTTCCTTTATAATCTTTATAAATTCGTTTTCTTTTTGCCGAGCCGCCTCTACCATCAAATACAATGATGCATCGAGTAGGTTTAAAGTCTCTAATTGTTTTGCCAACTGAATATAAGAATCCAGTTATTCCGCCAATATGATCGCCATCTTCATTATATGCCGGAGTGGCGCCGAAACTTCTAATAAAAGTGTTAAGCTAAAGGCCGTCAAATACCATAAGATGATCATTCACCTCGGTATTGACGGCATTTTCTTGCTTTAATTCATTAAATAATTTTTGATATCTATTCATGTTTTTTATTTTTACAATTTTCAAAGTGCCAACGCTTAGTTCCGCGTGGACTTCCAATTTTACCGCAATATGTACATTGAACTGCGATTGGTTTATTTTTTATAACGTATGGACCTCGTTTAGTTCCTCGTTGCGCGGCTGATATTTTTTTTCTAATTTCTAAATTTCTAGTAGTGCCTTTATATAACATACTAAGCCTAGCTTTAGTTTCTTCAGAGTGTTTTATTGGTATTCGTGTTTTTCTAGTTTTTGCAGCAATACTTAATTTTTGTTTGTGTTCGTCTGTAAGTGTTTTGCCTTTTTGATTAATACTAGATGTTTTCGAAAATAATTGACGAGCTCTATCATACTCGGCGGATGATACTTGATATGATCTAGTATATTTTAAATTTGAAACACGCCTCGACATCATCCAGTATGCATAAACTAATTTTGATTCATTCGGATAAATTTCACATAAGAGCTTATGAACAATAAAATGTTCTCGTGCTGTTAAATTTACTAAATTAGTATTTTGATTAGTTCCACCTAAACACCTAGGAATAACATGATGCTTTTCACGATAACCTTGCAATGTTCTATTGCGAGCTCTATCAATTATAGCATCATGTATTCTTTGGTAATTCATAACTTATTAATTTGCTTGTTATCCTTCTTCATCAATTACTTCATTGACAATAATAACATCATCAATTCCACCATCAATACCTGCTTGATATTTGAATATGTAAGCATCGCAAATTCTTTTATATAACCTGTCTTTCATTTCCGGGTTGTTGATTACCTTTTCAACGAAATCTTTGCTTTGGAATTTAATTTCTCCAAAGGTTTCTCCAGTTTCATGATCTACATCTTCCATTGTATACCATGCACCTGACTGTCCGACTAAATCAAATGATTTCATTACACCTAGCCATCCGCCCCAATTATCAATTCCACTATCATAGTAAATTTCATAATCTATTTTACGATGTGGAGGTCCCATTCGGTTTTTAACTACTTGCACATTTGTTTTGCTTCCTACAATTTGTTCAGCTCCGTTTACCTTTGCTTTGATTTGTCCCGTATTTTTAAGACGAAGACGAACCGATGCGTGGAATGGAATTGCTTTACCGCCCGAAGTTGTCCATGCATCACCAAATGATACGCCCATTTTGACACGTAATTGATTGGTAAATATCAAGCAAATTCTTTCTCGTGCAATCCAATTGGTAACTTTACGCATTGCCTTTGATAAAATAATAGATTTGCTGGTTGCATATCCGTCTTTATCATATTCAGCCGACATTTCAATTTTTGTAGATGCACCCATAATTGAGTCTACTACAATTGTAACTAAACGGTCTTTGTCTGATTTGCGTACACCTTCAACAATTGTTTCAATGGTTTCAAATATTTCTTCAATTGTTTCTAATGGAACATACAACATGGTTTTTAAATCAACACCAATTGCTGATAAAAATTCGGAACTAGTAGCTGACTCAGTATCAATATATACAGCCAATCCACCTTTCTTTTGCGTTTCTGCTAAAGTATGTGCTGCTAACAATGATTTACCAGATGCTTCTAATCCGGTAATTTCAGTAATCCGACCAACAGGAAATCCACCATATGGTCGGTTTGAAATTGCTAAATCGAGCATTGAGCATCCGGATGATATCCATTCTTTAACATTGCTGGGTGAATCATCATCACCATCTAAAAAGAATGCAGTCTTTAATGCTTGTCCTTTAAATTGCTTGTTAATGCTTTCTGCGAGGGCGTTTGCTAAACTATCATTCAGTTCTGACTTGCTTTTGGTCTTTGCCATTTGTTACTCCTTAATTAAATAGATCGTTAAATGCTGATGCAACATCCTCTACTTTACCTGCAATTGGTTTTGCGGTTTTAGTTGGAGCTGCAGGTGCTTCTTCAGAATCAACATCTGCGTCTGCATTTTCAGGATTCATCCATTCTTTAAGAGCTGTTTCTAGTTCTTCATACGTTGGTTCAGGAAATAAATCTGTAATCTCTGGTTGAGACATAATTTTTGCTGCAATAGCTTTATCGTCTGTCGCTGCACTAGTTGCAGGTTTAACACGAATTGCTGTTTTTGGAAAATTTCCACCTTCTGCTGGAGTAAATTCAACATCAATATCACGACCATTCATTAAATCGGTAATGTCACCATAATCTGGATCTGATACGATGCTTAATAATTCCGTGTAAATTTGTTTACCGAATCCCCAAAATTTAACTCCTTCGGATTCTTTACCACGAATAATTACAGGAACATATGTTCTCATTTTTGGTTCAATCTTACGACCCATTAACCATTCGTCTTTGTCACCCGTCTTTTTTAGTTTTTCTGCAAACTCTACAATTGGATCTGCATTACCGAATGAAATCGGAGATAGCATAGATCTTTTGCTAATGTCATAATGAAAATACAATTCTAAGAACGGATTGTCTTTGCGATGTATATAAGGAACGATCCTAATACGAGTTTTGCCTGTTTCAGGTTTCCACAAATTTTGTTTTTTGTCATCCTGCTTATTCAGCTGGTTGAGCTTCGCTTTGATAGCGTCTAAATTTAAAGCCATTTTTTGCCTTTTGTTAAGTTGTTAATAATATATCTGTTTACTTATTAATTATAATTAATAAATGGGTTAATTCAAAGTAATTGGTTAAGTTTTTTTGTTTATTTTCTTATTTAATAAGTCCGCCATCACTAGCACTCATAGTATCAATAACCCAAGTACCCGGACCACTGAATTCTGAGTCATCGTTTGGTGGATCAAAATAGTCTTGTACCCTTAAGGCTCCTAAAGCTTTGTATATTTTTGTTGTGTCTGATTTGGAACCAACAAACGTCAGTGCTTTTAGATCACGTTCTGTAATTTTAGGAAAGAGCTTCTTTAGTGGTTCTAGTTTTATAATTAAATCTGCCTTAGCTATTGGTGTTTTTGTATAATGTGTGTCAACGTTGTTGCGTCCTAAATTACCTTCTGTAGAATCTGGATATCCGTTGTTGTTTTGATCTGTATCTTCTAATAAACTTTTTAACTTTATCATAATGTTATCTTGTTAATGCAAATAATTTTCTAGAGCGTTACGAACTTCTTTTGGATAATCTGTATCTAATTTTTCTAGTTCGTCGTCTGTTAATGCAGAGCCATCTTCATATTCTGCATATGATACGTATGCATCAACAAATTCCGGATAATCTTTTGGATCAATATCTTCAAATTCTAAAGATTTCCAATTAATTTTTTTTGACATTAAATTGCCTGTTTTAGGATCACGGTTTGCACCACTATCAAATCCTAATGTATTTTCTAAATCGGTTAAATTGGCTTCACTCAAATTTTTAGTACCAAATCGGCGCATATTTGCTGCAAGTAAGTTTTCTAATTTTTTCATAATGTTATTTTATTTATTTTTCTAAATACTATCCTGCTCGATGATTCATTTCTTCATCAATATCGTCAGCTAGCATAGTAATAGCTTGTATAATTTTTTTAAATTCAATTGTATAACGTTGTTTATCTACTTGATCTGTAAAATCATCAACCATATCGGTATCTGCACCGATTATTTCAGCAATAGCTACTAATACATGTTCGTATATTTTTATTTCTTTGTCAGTAAATGGACTTTGGCCGGAAGCAACATATGTATCTACTTCGTTAATATTTTTTGTATTAGATCTGCTCGTTTTATCTGCAAGCATGTTTTTTAATTTTATCATGATGTTCCCTTATATATAAATATCATTTCCAAGAAATTTTCTTGAAGAATATCAAATCAATTATTCGGTATCCTGCTTCATCGGTAAGGATAAATGAATTTTGATAAATGCTCCAATCTAATTGGTATGTTTTGTCTATTACGCCGTTATTAACTGCCTTTATAATTTGATTAAGTGCATTAACAGTGTACAATGTATTGGTTTCTTTTTTACGATGAATGCTTATTGTATTTTGGCCTCTTCGTGTTCCTGCATCTGCATTATATGTGCAATACAAATTATCTCCTGCATCGGCATTTGCGAATACAAATATTCGTTGTTCTGGTATGATATAGCTTTGTTGTATATAATCTACTACTATGTTTAAGTCTGATTTATGTGCAAATGTGCAAAGTAATTGTGTTTTCAATTCATGTCCTTAGGATTGGAGTTGTATAAATTCATAATTTGCGTAAACTGATTTTAATCCAAATACCCACATTCCTTGAGATAATCCAATTATTGTCCATTCACCAGCTGTTGTAACAATTGGAACTCCCGGTGTATTTACATCGTATGCAATCAATCCTATTATTCCAAAAAAGAATTTATTTTTTGTTGTATTTAATAATTCAATCATCATGTTTGGATTTTTAATCAATGAATTATGTTTTAATTTGTTAAACCAAATTGCAGCATTTCCGGTTTCATTGGTTATTTGTTGTCCAATATTAATAGAAACTGCATCAACATCTGCAGATGCTGATTGTAT